AAAGACGATCGTTTTGAGTTAGGAAACAGAGTAGAGTTTGCAAGGCAGATTGCAGCAAGTGTTGAGTTTGTGGATCAGAAAACAGCAGCGAAACTCAAGAAGGCTTTTAATAAAGCGATCCGTAATGGTGATGACATATCCCCAGACACCTTTGAATTTGAGGGAGTGGATCGTAACCTGATCCGTTTGTGGTCGCTGATCCGTTGCATCAAACTGGCTGCCTTATACCAGTGCAGACATGATTATTCTTTAGAAGTTTATTTTCAAGGTGATGAAGCAGAGCATGAAGGTTACGTTTTTGATAATGGGTTCGGCACTTACAAACTGGTGGATCGCATGACATTCAGCAGACGCAACTTTTTATACTCGCGAATGGCAGGGGGATAGCCATTCGTTCGTTCGTGGGGTCAGCAGTTGTTGTTTGTTGATCCCCCCGTTTATAAAAACGCGAGACACCCCTAGTCTACAAAGTGTTACGGAAGCGACACAAATATTACAGGCATTGTAAAATTTTTTTTCGCTATATAAAAACGACTACAGGTTTTCACAGAATGCAAAAAAATTCCGGGGGCTATATTACATCCATAGAGGTTGATACAGTAACTGGAGAATATCGTGCTATAATACCAGAGTGGATCATCAATGAAATGGGGTGGTATGAAGATACAAACCTCAATTGGAAGATTGATGATGATGACGTAATTATTACTGAAAGTGATGAATGAAATTGAATTTGTAAAACATCAGGTTTTTCGTGAGACTACTGATGTAATTTTTTATGATATCTCTGTAAAGAACAATAATGCGACGGATCTAGTTGAACATGCAGGCCCTGCAGTAAGTCCACCTGATGAGTATGATGGAATCAAACAGTTTTATATCCACTATCATCAGGTTGACCATAACAGAGTTATATCCGGAGATCGCACATTTGAGTTAGTGAATCCAAAGTGGTCAGACCCCTATCATGTGATACATTTAAATCGAGATAGCGGAGCACTTGTCATTCCAAAAGAAACCTATCATCGTTCGATATCAGGTATTCATGGATCGATTGTTATTAATCAAGCAGTTCGTGACGAAGATTTTGATCACACTACTGAGTTTATTCCAGTAACTGCTAGACAGAATACAGTATTGTATAGTATAATTAACACAGTTAAACCAATTATTCACTACAAGTATTTCGGAAAGACTCATGTGTAACACCTACCACATCTACTTAAACGATAAATGTCTCTTTAAAAATTTAGATCAGCATGAATTTGATTTAATATGGAATAAACTTTATACTTCATACTGGAGAGAAGAAATAACGTACTCATGTGTTACGGAAAACACGAAAGATTACGTTCCAACACTTGAAGAAAGTTCTTATTGACAACGTATAGATATTGATGTAAAATATAATTATGTAATGAATTAATTATGGCAAAAGGCTTTAAGGTCAAATCGAAGGCACCTGTTCAGAAAGAACCTGAATGGGATTATGAATTAGCGAAAGCATTAATCAAAGGAAAAAAGATAGTCTTCTGTCTTCCGGGTCGAGGAGTTTCATATACTTATTTGAAAAACTTTGTACAGTTATGTTTTGATATCGTACAAGCAGGTGGAGGTATTCAGATATCTCAGGATTATTCTTCAATGGTTAATTTTGCCCGTTGTAAATGTTTAGGTGCAAACGTTCTTCGAGGCCCCGATCAGTTACCTTGGGATGGTAAACTTGAATATGATTGGCAATTGTGGATTGATAGTGATATTGTTTTTGATACCGCAAAGTTTTACCAGTTAATTCTAAACTCAGTTCCCGAAGAAGCAATTACAAAACAGGAAGTAAGTCAGCCAGTTAAAGATAAGAATGGTGTTGAACTTAAAGATAAGAATGGAAAAGTAGTTACACAGGTCGTTGGTCATAATATTGTAATTGATGATAAGAAAGTCAGACCAATTGTATCTGGTTGGTATTGTACTGAAGATGGTCGCACTACATCGGTTGCTCACTGGTTAGAGGAGGATGATTTTGCATCCAATGGTGGTGTGATGAATCACGAGACTCTCGAAACAATACAGAAGAGAAAGAAACCATTTACTGTTGACTATGCAGGATTTGGTTGGTTACTCATACAAAAGGGTGTCTTTGAAGACTTTGATGAAAATGGTAAGAAGAAAATGCCATATCCTTGGTTTGCTCCAAAGATGCAGGTCTTTGAGTCTGGTGATGTACAGGACATGTGTGGCGAAGATGTCTCGTTCTGTCTCGATGCCAAAGAGGCTGGTTATGAAATCTGGTGCGATCCACGTATTCGTGTCGGACATGAGAAAACAAGGGTAATTTAAATGGTTGAAATTTTAGATTGTCCATTTTCTAAACAAATTAAAGATGGATTGTTAAATTGGTTTCAATCAGAAGAACAAAAAGAGGTGTCTGGGTATACTTTACAAACAAAGGAGTATAACGAACCTCAAACACCTGAGATTCAAAGGTTGTTTGAATGGATAGAGAGTATAGTTAATGATGTTGCTGATAAATTAGCCTCTCATACTCGTTCTTTATATACTAATCCGAATAGATGGTTCAATCGAAATTTTAAAATTGACACATACTGGGGTTTATCATACAATCAAAATTCCTCTGTTTTTCCGCACAATCATTTTCCTCATGCTCTCTCATTTGGATACTATATAAACGTTCCTGTGGGAAGTTCTCCTTTCACTCTTTTTATTGATGGTGAGGAAGATAGGGATTATCACCCTAAAGATGGACAATTGTTTGTATTCAATGGTTCTACTAAACATGTTGTTCATCCAAATCCTGTTGGTGGTCGTAAGATGATCGCAGGAGACATCGTATATCTATCACGTTTTATAAATTAAAAATGATAACAATTATCTCCGCGTTGCTTATTTTAGCAATTATCTTATTCTTACTCAGGTATTATGACCCCCATACGTAGAACTCTCTATACAATTCTGAAAGATGGAAAAGAAATCTTCTCAGGATTATCTCAAAGTGAATACTTTGACCGTATACAAGACTTTGCAGTTGAATTTTACCTCACAGGGAAGAATGACCCCAGTGAATTTACTACAAAAATGACAGAAGAGGAACTTGATTAATGGCAAAAACATTTAGCATGGGTGTAAACATCGAAAGTCGCCCCAAAAAAACTCGACAAGGAAACGGAAAACACTCGAAATATGCGGCTACCTCGCGTAACTCGGCTCGTAAAAGACCAAGAGGGCAGGGTAAGTAAATGGCTTGTCTAATTGCGAATTTACCCTCCTATGAGGTTTGGGTTAGAAAAGAGTATTTGACTGACCATAAGAGTGGTCATGGTGAATTTGTAAAGGGTGTTTGGGTTTCTGCAAAGAGTATACCCGGTCGTGCCTTCTATTTTGAGACATATTTACCAGAATATGCTGCAATGTTCGATAAATTACCAATTTCTGCGTTTACAAGCGACCCAGAGACACCAACACCTGACATGACACTGCATAATTTACAGTTTTGGAACTGTATGGATTATGGAGTGATCGCAGTTCAGAAGCAATTTATTGGTAGTATGCACTATGAAGTGTATACAAGAGACTTTGGCAACCAAACAGGCACTTATATTTGCACTTTAGACAATTATCACTCCGATGTAGATGCTGTTGACTACTCAACAAGTGAACAACCTGCTGAACATAAGTCTCATAACCTCTTAGAATTGGATAATGGGCAGTTTTGTCTCTATCCAAACAACAGAATGAGGATTTACGATAACAGTATTACTCCAGAAACACCAAATGTGCCTGATTTTAAGGTTTCAACAGTGTATTATCAGGTTGAAAATGGTCATGATCGTGATGGATTAGGTTCAGAAGAGAATTATTTCTGGAAAACAGCAAAAGAAAGGAAAAAAACTGACGATAGAAAACCATTTGAACCAGAATTGGGATGAAATACGTAAAAAATGCCCATATGGGTAATCATTTACTTACTGAAGTGTATAATGTACCCTTTGATAAGTTAAATAATTCGGAAAAAATTGGACAAGTATGCGAAAGTGCTTGTAAAACTGAAGGTTTAGAGGTTTTAAACACATATGTGCATCAATTTGACCCTTATGGGGTGACTTGTACCGTAACTTTAGGTGAAAGTCACCTTTCTTGTCATACTTGGCCTGAAAAAGGGTGTGTTGCAATCGATATTTTCACTTGTGGAGCAAAAAATCCACGTTCAGTAGCATGGTGGTTGCTTAATTATTTTGATTCTGATGACTATAATATGAATGAGCTAAATAGATAGGTATAAATAGATAAAAATAGATCGTTTAATGGCGATAACGAGAATATCAAGAGCATTTAAGGATATTAGTCTGTCTTTTAAGAGACATCCTGTGACGAATGACATCGGTGTGCTTAAAAATGCAGATGCGATTAAAAGATCTGTACGAAATCTAGTGCAAACGATTCCAAGTGAAAGATTTTTTAATTCAACACTTGGATCGGATGTAAGAGATAGTCTATTTGAAAATGCACCCGGATTTGTTGACTTTGGTACTGCATCAATTATAGAGAGACAAGTTCAAACTACAATTGAAAACTTTGAACCGAGGATTGATAATTTAGAGATAAATGTTAATCCCCGACCTGATTCAAATGAATTTGAGATCAATGTATTCTTTGATATTATTGGACAAACATTTCCTGCGCAGGAATTTTCATTCATACTTAAAGCAACAAGATAATGCCAGTTACTAAATTCACTAATCTTGACTTTGATCAGATTAAGACACAGATAAAAGACTATTTAAGAGCAAATTCAAACTTTACTGACTTTGATTTTGAAGGATCTAACTTATCGGTTTTAATTGATGCACTAGCATATAATACATATATCTCTTCATTTAACTCAAATCTTGTTGTAAATGAATCTTTTCTTGATTCTGCAACTTTAAGAGAGAATGTTGTATCTTTAGCAAGAAATATAGGTTATGTACCCCGTTCAAGAACAGCAGCAAGGGCATCAATTTCATTTAATGTTACTGCTAACTCCACAAGTTCTGAAATGAAACTACAACCAGGCCTAGTGTGTGTAGGTAGATCAAATGACTCAGATGTAGTGTTTTCAATCTCTGAAGAGATAAATGTTGCTACTACAGTCAATAGTGGAATTGCAACTGCATCTTTTGGATCTGTAACCTCTCCAATTGAAGTTTTAGAAGGAACATTCTTAACATCACAATTCATCGTTGACGGGTCTCTAGAGCAACGATTTGTATTGGATAACGCAAATATCGATACTTCATCAATCGTCGCTTATGTGGGCACTCCGGGGGTATTAGGTAAGCAATACAAGATGATTGATAACATAGTAGGAATCAGTTCAATATCAGACACATATTTAATTCAGGAAGTTCAGGATGAGAGGTATGAACTTCTATTTGGTGATGGTATATTTGGAAGGAAACCGGAGAATGGTGCAGTTATAACTGTTCAATATGTTGTCACATCAGGTTCTGAAGGTAATGGGCCTGAGTTATTTAACTTTGCTGGTAATTTTTTGGGAGATAATGGTCAAGTAATCACTCCTTCAGTGATTCCAACAATTAACACAGTCTCTGCAGCATCTAATGGAGGTAATATTGAGAGTGTTGATTCGATCAAGTATTTTGCACCTAGACTTTATTCATCGCAGTACAGGGCAGTTACAGCAAGGGATTATGAATCAATTGTTGCAACCATATATCCAAACACTGAAACAGTCTCAGTTGTTGGTGGTGAAGAAGTTGATCCACCACAATTTGGAACTGTATTGATAACAATCAAACCAAAAAATGGTGAATTTGTATCTGATTTTGATAAAACACAAATTTTAACAAAGTTAAAAAGTTATTCATTAACAGGTATCAACCAAAAAATAGTTGACTTGCAAGTTCTTTATGTTGAGATTGAATCTTTCATTTACTATGATTCAACAAAGATTAGTTCAGTTAACGATTTAAGATCTAAAATAACGTCAGCATTAACAACATATTCAAAATCAGGTGATGTGAATAAGTTTGGTGGTAGATTTAAATATAGTAAAGTATTGAATGTGGTTGATAATATTGATAAAGCGATTACTTCAAATATTACAAGAATCAGAGTTCGTCGTAATTTAAATGCACTTGTAAATCAATTTGCTCAATATGAGTTATGTTTTGGTAATCAATTTAATGTTAAACCAGAGGGATTAAATATTAAGAGCACTGGATTTAAGATACAAGGAACAATTGAAACTGTATACTTTACTGATGTACCTAATTCAGATAAATTGACAGGAACTATTTCTATCGTTAGGAAAAATGCAAGCGGTGAAACAATTGTTG